TGTCACAGTCAACGGCAACGGTGACAAGATCTTCGCTGATAATGACAGGATTGTGCTTTATGACGAAACAGGATATAAGGTTCAAGGAGCGGTAAACGGAACAGCTACCACCACCAACGTGCCGATAGATAACTTGGCAGGGGGAGCGGTGACGGATGCTGATAAGGTTGGGGTACACGCTACCGCTAGTTGGTCGTATAGTAATAAATTCGGCGCAAACGCTCAACAAGTGGGAGATATAACAACGGGAGACTTCACTGTTTCGTTATGGTTCAAAATGACCGCAAGTAGTTGGTATATCATAGATAAAAGGTACGGAAATTACGACTCAGGGTGGGATCTGTGGGTGAGTAGCGCAGGGGTTCACCCTTTGATAGAGGATAGTACTGCCACATCCGCTACTGGAACCGTTGCCGTCACTGGCTTGGACGATGGGAAATGGCATCATCTGATGGTGTCTTTTGATCGGTCAGGAGATGCCACTGTTTATACGGATGGTGTTGCCCGAGGTACAGTTACTATCAGTGGGGCATCAGCAACCATAACCACCTCACAGCATTTATGGGTTGGTGGTGGAAGTTTAGGTGGTCTTCTTGATGGTACAGGAAGTCTCCGAGATGTAGCCATTTGGAATTCAGCATTAACAGCCGCCAACGCTTTATCGTTAGCGACCAATCCTCTGAACGCTACAGCCGCCGTATCCATTCCAGCATGGTGGTGGAAGATGGACGAAGCGTGGTCAGTGCAAGTAGCGGATTCGGGATCTGTTACGGGTGCGGATGTCCTCGGTGTTGTCGGCACTGTCACACGCACACAACTGGCATACATCAGCAAGAATCTGATCGCTGATGGCAACATGGAAAACGGTGGGATTGGTGGGTGGACGCCGCTGGACTCAGCCAGCCTGTTGGCAAAAGAAAGCACCATCGTCCGAAAAGATGCAGAATCTCTAAAGATCACCAATGATGACGCAACCGTTTCAGGGGCAAGGCAAACAATTACTACGGCATCTGGTGAGGATTGGGTAGTCCGTGATTGGGTTTATACTCCATCGGCAACCACCTATGCAGGAACCGAACAGCTTTTTGTAATCGATCAGGTCGTCAACCAAAGTGCTACACCTAACGGTCAACTGGGTTCTGGGTTCACGGGTGACAATGCGTGGCATTTCACCGAGTTGTGTTTTGAAGCGGATCAAACTGATCCTGTCCTCATGCTTAGACCAGCATCTACAACAAGCGGTGATTCCATATACCACGATGCTACCCAACTCCTACCCAACCTCGTCAATAACGGCGGCATGGAAGGTACTTGGACAGGTGCGGCAGGGGCAGAAGTGCCACCAGATTGGAACAGGTTATATTCTCCAAATACCTATGAGATCACAAGCGGTCAGCATTCGGGGAGTGCCTGTTTGCAGATGGATAATGAATATGTCTATCAAACTTTGCCTGAATATTTAACCCTAGGAGATTTTTACGAAGTTTCGTGGTGGGTGAAAGTTGTGTCGGGGTCAGGTGGTTCCAGAATTCGCCTATACTCAGGTGCGCCATACGCCGCATGGGTTAAGGATGTTAGCGGCCCAACAGGGTCAGAGTCGGGATGGAACCGTTATTCTGAAATAGTCCAAGTGCCGACCACTTTGAGTTATGGGCAAGTGATCTCTTATCTTAGTTGTTGGGGCGGCATCGTGATCCAAGTCGATGATGTATCAATCGTCCACCGTCCAGATCTCAGTCCAACGTTAACAGCCATGTCCACCAATTACCGTTACGAGCCGACCAGATTGGGCATGGGATATCACACGGGCGGCAATGAGAACATGGTTTATGCGGCAGTCGGCAACAAGGGTCAGAGTGCTGGTCGTGTGGTGTTCCGTCCTCAGTTCCCGTATGACATTGGCGCAGGGACAAATAACTCCAAAAGCATCTTCGTCCATGCCGCTAATTCTACTAATTATATTGAACTGTTTTATTACGCACCGAATGACGAGTGGTGGTTTGCCAAGAATGCTAATGGCTCTTATGTCTATGCAAGATCTGTTCAACAGAATTTTAGTGCTAACGATGAGGTCGAGGTCGGTTGGTATACTGACCCCAGTTCGGGGATTCAAATATTTGTTAACGGAAGTGCTTCGGGGTCTACCATCAGTGCAAACACGGACTCACTGGCAACCAATCCGGCAACCCTGTATGTCGGCAATTATTACAACTTTACACAACAGACAAACAACATCATCGACGATCTGGAAATCCTTACCAAGTCCATGCCAGCCGAATGGTTCGCTGAACAGTACGCCAAACGTCTAGCCAGTAAGAACCAGAATTTGTACTTGAGCTATTACGGTACATTGGATACGGGCGATATCCTTACATTGGATTGTGCTAGCACCAAAACTGTTACACGGGCAGAACTGTACGATGCTTCAGCGGGAACCCGTACATCAGCCATCAATAACGCCACTATTTACGGGTCGAAGATGCCGATCCTTTCGGAACGGAAATCCATGTTGTACTTCCCTGCTACGATTAGTAACGGGGTAGATATTCACTTTAAAAAGTCGTGGCAATAAATGAATAATTATCGTTTAGAATTGTGGGATAGGGAACACCGTGAACGGTTGGCATTTCTGGATGCTGTGGATCAGGGTAGCGTCCAGATAACCGAAAAGCTGAACGGTCAGCATACCCTGACATTTCGGTTGGCTCAGGACGACCCAATAGCCATTTATAAAGAAGGTCAAATTGACCCCGCCCAACTTCCTACCTATCAAAGATTCTTGCAACCCCGACAGATTGTGCGGTTGGTGGATAACAGGGTAACGGAATGGCGGTCAACTGATTTCAATAGTTTCGGCTCCAATTACATTGACTTTTCCGCTCCTACCGATGTTAGCGATATAGCCGTAAACGACTATATCCATCTGGCTACCGTTTCTCCTACCAATCCATATATAACCAAAATAGAAAGCATTGATTCCGCTAACCGTAAACTGTATGTCAGCCGTGATCCTACCCGTTACATTGCTGACCAATATACAGGGGTGGTAGCTACCCGTAACAAGTTTGATTTCTTTAGGATCAACCGTATCAGGCAGACACGGGACGATTCGGGGGTGATGTTTGTTAATATCGAATGCGAACACCATTCTTACGATATGCTTGACCGTCCGTTTCTGAAAGGAGCCAGAAGCGATTTGAGTTACAGTCAGGATCAGTATGGGGGAAGTGTTCAAGCGGTCACAGTCTCAGCCAGCACGGTAGTAAATGATGTTATCAGCAATTTCGATAAACTGTCCACCACCATGCCAGCCGATGCACCTTGGCTCTCCAAAACGGATACCACCAGTTTCGGGGTAGGAACCATCGATTTCACTTCGGAACGGGAAATGACTTTCAACCGTGATACCTGTCTTGATGCCTTGCGTAAAATCCGACAGGCGTGGGAAGGGGATTTGAAGTTCAACTTGGACGGTACGGTAGATTTGCTATATATGCAGGGGCAATTTAGTAACCTTCAAGTCGATTACGGTAAGAACCTCAATTCCGTGTCCAAGGAAACAGATATTTCGAGTATGTTCAACGTGGTTTATCCCGTAGGGGCATCCAGTGCATGGGAAGATAATTACTCTGGCATATATGGCACAGCAGGGTCAGTCACGGCATCTTTGGAACCGACGAAGGATGTTTTGACCTTGGCATCAGGGGATGCTAAAAAGTTCCGTTACGGTGACATTCTGGCTGTCTGGGATGGAGCCAAGCAGATCACTACCACAGGAGCAACCGATTCTACCATTACAGGTGATCTTGCTACAGCGGGATGGGTATCGGGAGAATTGGTGGGAACCAATATTCTTGTCACTTCTGGAAGCGGTACGGGACAAATGCGGCAAGTGGTTTCTAATAGCACCAATACCATCACGGTAGATAGGAAATTTGACATTACGCCCAGTGTCAGCGGCACGTTCTGGACAGCACGGCATATACACATAACCGATTTATTGGCATTCGGAATCAAGAAAGCAACGGTCACAACTGCAACAGCTTCCACAGTGACTCAGGCTGACCACACTTTGACGGTAAACGAATATTCCTCTGGACAGATAACTATTATTGAGGGGTTGGGTGTAGGGCAACGAAGGATGATTTCATCCAATTCCGCTACGGTATTCACTATCGCTCCTGATTGGGATACTCAGCCAGATACTACCAGCATTATCGAATTCAAAGCTCCACATACCTACGGGGCAATAGCCACCAACGAACAGATCTCCGTTTCCCCGTTACCTGTACCTCCAGCCAATAATTCGTATGTGGTCAGTCTTGATGCAGAGGAACCGTTACGGGTAGGTAAATCATATGATTTCCGTAGCCATGTTTCAGAATACAAAGTTCCCACCGTTTCTACTGCATTGACTACTATTAGTATGCCAGTGGTGAACAATGTATCGGAAGCCAAGAAATTCTTGGATAACAAGGTGCATTCAATAGCGGTTTACGAAACCATTTTGTCATCGTTGGGCATCCCATTACGCAAAAGCCTAGAGACAACAATCACATCCGTTTCCTATCAAACAGGCGCACCTTATGCGGGATATCTTATTTGTCCGTATAAACCGTTGACTTCCGTGCCAAGCGGTTACGGTACGACAGCCAGTTCACCAAGTGAATATTCCCGTGTGGAAGCCTTGAGCCTGTATGATTCGACCTCGGTGACATCGTGGGGAGCCATTGCCAAGACCTACGCCCAGTTCGACCAGCATTCAGCGTTGATGCTTGGCGAGGACGCTAAACGCACGTTAGGATTGAACTCTTTTCCCAAGGCAAGATTTACGTTTCGTATTGGTGATCTGTACGAATTTGATTATCTCCAGTTTTCTCAGGATGAAGTCAAGGTAGGTGATCTGTTCCAATTCAGTGATACGACAGGGAATAGAGGGTTGACAGGCACAGGGCAAATTAGACCCCCTCACCTTGGTTACACGCAACAAATGCTTTATGATTCTATCACCACCGATGCCAGTTCAACTTATTCTGTGATAGCGGTCAATTCAACTTATACTTCCAATTGGTTGACAGGGCAGTTTCACGGGTACATGGCTTATGTGGTTCCGTTGGATCTTTCGGGAACCGATGTTCTGCCTATCGTCACCAATACGGAAACGCTACTGATAACCCAAAAAATAGATAGCAGTTTGGGTGCGGGTGCAGGGTTGATGTCAATAGATTTCGGTATGAGGATCAACAGCAAAACATGGAACCCGTTCCAGCCCGATAATTTACAAATAGAGGTATCTCACGGCACTCCCATCAATTTCTATGATGATATTAATGCCATTATGAAGAAACAGAAAGAGGGTAGCGGGGTGCAACCCGAAACAGCCTTAGCCAGAACGCAACAGGCAACGTGTAGTTTCTGGGATTTCAATAAACGGCAATGCGGTAGAACTCAATATCCTAACTGGTTTTGCCAATCGGAACAATCTAACCGTGACGGCAAGATGACAGCCGAGCTTCACCCTCTCACCAAAGCGCATTGCACGGCACACAGGCCATTGGATCAGAAGCTGTTGGCAACGGATGAAAAGGTGGAGAGCTTTGCCGATGTCATCAGTTCCAACGAAACGTTTGATAACACCAACCGATTGACTGTCAATACTGACTTCATCGTTTTCAAAGATTCATGTACGATAGTTCTTGATGGGATAATCCAATACGGGATTCCAGCAAACATTCCTTCTCCAGAAGCTATCGACTACCGAATCCAAACCTACGACAATGGAGAAGTAGTGCCGACCAATTTGGAAACTTTAACAGGATGCTATATCCAGTACCGTAACCCTCCGGGCGAGGTGGATTGTAGTGTTTGGTTGACTGCTACTATCAGGGGTAGCGGAGCGGGAGTTTTTAATTATGTGGGTTGAGAATGAAGCTGAGTGAGTTAAAGTTTACCGTGGTGATAGATACTTTTGATGTGTTGTTGGTCTTCCTAACGATAACGGCTACGGTTTCAGTGGCTTTACTGGTAGCACGTAAAATTCTGGATAAAGGGTAATGTTAGACGGAATCATATTGGTAGCAATGGCATTCGGCGTAATGGTCACCTTACGCTGGTTTATTAATAATATTTACAAATAAAGTGGAGAACGATCCAGTATGGAAACCATCGAAAATGTCGAATTCAGTTACGGTGAATTGAAAGAATATATCCTGATTAGGGAAAAGGGTTGGTCAGGGGAAGATATCAACCTATTATTAACAGAAAGTGATTTCAAGGTTTTGAGGGAACGGGCTGAGAAGATGGCGCACATTATTCCTGACAGCAACGGCGGTGGGTTCCTGTCACGGTGGTTCGCATGATTGCATTCCGATACAAAGCCATTCTACGCAGAATTGTGGACGGCGATACCCTGATTTGTGATGTGGACTTGGGGTTCAAAGTCTACACGACTCAAAGGGTACGATTATGGGGAATCAATACACCAGAAACCCGTACCCGCAACTTGGAGCAAAAGAAGAAGGGATTAGCGGCAAAGGAACGGCTGACAGAAATAATGGAATCGGTGGAAACCTTCTATTTGGAATCGCATGAGGTAGGCAAATATGGTAGATGTTTGGGATCGCTTTTCCTACAGGAAGATTTCAGTAAATCCATAAATGAACAGTTAGTGGAAGAAGGTCATGCCGTGGAGTACTTCGGGGGAAGGAGATACCGATAATGGAAGCCCTTACAATTTTAGTTGTATTAGTGGTTTGTGTGCTTGGGGGAGTGTTCTTCATCAGGATGGTACAAGGGAAATGAAGCATGGAGAAAGGCTGAAAACGTTTCGTATCACTTACACCAAATCCACAGAACATATCGTGGAACTGGAAGCATCCTCCGCATCAAAGGCATGGGAAAAAATAAAATCCAAAACCTACAAAGCCGTCTGGGAACATGAAGGCAACCTAGTTTTTGATGTCAAAACAACAGAAGAAATCACCAAACACATTGCCAGCAACCCAAAATAATTGGAGGGAAAATGGCTTTATCATCGAAGCGAAGGCGTAAATTACCTGACAAGGATTTTGCGTTTCGTAAATCACGCAAGTATCCAATCCAAAGTCTCAAGCAAGCCAAGCTCGCTCTGTCGATGGGCAAGGGGCGTCTGACCGCTTCTGAGTATAAATATCTCAGGGGTCAAGTGACGAAAAGATACCCTAGCTTAAAATCAAAATAATGGAATCAGAAATAGATTTTGCCCATGAACCAGTTAAGGAAAATCAGCAACCGAACGGCAGACGGCACGAAATCAATCTGCAATTAGTGAAACTGATCCAGCAGAGAGAAGGCAGAAAGTTTTATCTTAGCATTTTTCTGGTATCTATCCTGTTCGTCATAATCGCCCTGATGATGATTTTTCAAGCGTTCCAATTGGATATCACGGCTGGCTGGAAAGAAATCTTGTTGGTGCTTGTGGGCGTTTTGTCGGTTAGCCTTAGTAAGCTCATAGATCACTGGTATGCCAATGATGAACGTGAAAGCGATTTACTTGAAAGCGCACAAGATTGATAACGAGATTCCAGATGGCAAAAAAAATGAACCGCAACCATATCGACGAAGACAGAGACAGATTGTTTGAGACACTTGATGAAATAAAGAGGGAGATAGCTGTTCTCCAAACAGAGGTCAAACGGGAGATAGCTGTTCTCCAGACAGAGGTTGCCACCATCAAAAAAGTTGTGGTAGGTAACGGTCAACCGCCATTAGAGAAACGGCTGTCCTCCCTTGAATCTGAACTGAAGCAAATACAGAGCCAATCAGCCAAGTCGTGGCAATTCATTGTCGCTATATCGGCGGCGGTCGGCTCCGTGCTACTGACATTTATTTTAAATGTACTGAGGTAAAAATGAGTTGGACAGATAAAATACTTAGAAGCGTGAATACGGACGAAATAGTGAGTGAAGTGGCTGATAAAATCATGGATACCCTTGACCTAGATGAGTTTGTGAAAGGGTTACAGGAAAAGTTGGTTAGTACACTGATTGACAGGATAACCGCCAACCTAAGTGAAGCCATAAAAAAATGAGATGCTTGGACTTAAAGACGATCTTAACGAACTGCACCCACTGGAAAAGGAAGCCCACGATAAAGACCGCAAAAGTGCTATCACGGGAACCCTCGCCGTTACTTCAACAGCGGCAGGGTCAGCCATGATGGAACTGGTAAATGAAGCACTCCCGTTTGAATATTTTGCTTCGGCTGGAGCAGTCGGGTTCATAGGGTGGGCAATTGTGAAGGTGTTCATGGTTGAAGCGGAAGCTGGATTGGAACATTATTTAGAGTAAATGGTTTGACACAATTCGCCTTTCGTGATAGGATGTTGGGTGTTATCGATTACCTTATCGTTAATTGTAGCTACCTAGCGTTTTGACCTCGCCGTAATGGTAGCCCTCTAATTTGTATGATCCTTTCCTATACAGGTGGGATGTTAGAAAAAACGGTCAAAATAATTGGTGTCAGCAAACGCTAAAAGCCCTTACGGCTTACGAGTGCCTGATCCAGTTCTGATTAGTATTTTTTCCTCAGCCCTCGGTTATATTGCTCCTTATCTGATCGGGGGCTTTTTTATTGGTGACCGAATCTCAGCCTGAGCGTATCCCACCACCCTTTCGGTTGCGTCTGGTCGGTAATCAACTCCAGCTTTTCGTGCATCTGGGCCAGCAGTATATCCTTCCTGTTTTCCGATTCCTTTAACATTGTTCTCATCTCTGTAAGCTCTGTCCGTAGATACTCATTCTCAGACTGCAACTGGGTTACCAATGTGTTGTCAACCTGATTGCCAACCGCTCCTTCTCTCACCATCCATTTCCCGTCCACCTGTTCCGCTTCCAGCGTGCCACGTTGGATTCTAGCATACAGCGTTTGTGTTGATACTCCTTGCTGTCGGGAAAGTTCCTGTACCGAAATGTAGCCGTTTTCCATCCTAATCTCCTAATGGACTTATTGGCTCCTCAGAACCCGTTAATAAGTCCATTACCAAATCTGTTGCCATTGATATTGACAACGTGGTTGGCTCCGAACGGTTGCAAAAAAAGACGTTTTTTTTGCCTTTCTACCTGTATTTCTATCATTTTAGCTTGCAACATGGGAAGCTAGATGCTATAATAAGAACATGAAACAACAAAGGAGAGAATCAATGAAACGCATCAGAAACCTCATCATAGCCCTCATCACCCAGAAGGCTACGGCTCAGCAAGAACGAGACGCCAGAGTACAAGCGTACATCGAACGAATCAGAATCAGCCTACAGCAAAATAAGGGGCGCAACTAAGATGATATCGAACCCAAGATCAATAACCCTCTACCGCTCATTATGCGGAAAAGAGATTAAGGCCGGAACCTTTTCGGATCTGGTAATTTGGATTAACCTCTTAGCTAAAAAATATCAACTGAGCAAGAAGCGTGATGCTCAGATGCACAAACTATACAAGCAAGAATACAGCAGAAACTTCAGCCAGAGACAAAATTGACGCAACATACCCAACACTAAAGGAGAAACGCTAAGATGAGTTTAAGCGAGAAACTACACGGCAGAAACCAAGAACTTTACGCCAAGCTGGTAAGCCCAATGGGAGCCAGCGGTACGGTTGAGGGCGAGATGCTGAGAGCCACCAACAAAATCGGATATCGGTATTACAACGACGGGGATGTGTTCTACGAAGGATACGGTGCTGAAACAGCGGGACAGGCACACTCCTTCCTCTCCAATTCTGACGAAATCCCCTTGGAAATCAGAATCAAGCTCCGGCACGAATTCCAGCAAGCCGAGAACTTTTGCTTGAGGGACGCATACAAAGAAATGCTGGAGAACATTCACCAGATTACGGTTGACTATATCGAGGGCAAAAGTGAAGGGGGATGCACTCCATCGGATGTGGATATGCTCGACTTCGAATCCGAATACGAAGATTTCGGAGAGGGGATAGATTGGTATGAAGATGACGACGAGGAATTAGACGAAATCTGGAACGCAGAAATATAACGCAGAGCCGCCTATCTTCGGATAGGTGTAATGCGGCTGGCATGGAGCCAACGGTGGCAAGCCCGGACAAAAGAGCCAACAGCCTTAATCTAAGGAGAAACAAATGTCGAATCTCATGCTTCATTGTGGGGCGCACCTCACAGAAAAGAACGAAGTGCTGGCAACGAAAGCACCAGCACCGACCCGTTCACACTTCCCTATCGACCACAGCGTCTTGATAGAGGAAGCGGAAAATCTCATCAGTAAAGTGGGTTACGAAATCACTACCGAAGCTCACGCCCTCTCCCATGAGGAAATGCGGTACTTTGGACTGTACGAACTCACCAGCAATATCGAGGGAGTAGGTGACTACAACCCAGTGGTAGGTTTACGGAACAGCCACGATATGTGCTACGCCGCCGGATTGGTGTGCGGCAAAAGCGTGTTCGTATGTGACAACCTGAGCTTCAGCGGCGACTATAAGTTCAGCCGGAAGCACACAAAAAACGGTGAGGAAGAAACCCTATCGGGAATGGCTGAAGTTTTTGCTCAGCTACCAGCCTTTGAGGAAAAGTTAAAGGAACGGGTGGACCTATACAAGAACACCGAGGTGCCGAGGGATATCAGCAAGTTTATCATCGAATGTGCCAAACGGCGCATCATCGCTCCAAACCAAGTTGTCAACGTGTACGACGAATGGAACGAGCCGAAGGACAACTTCGGAGATGAGCCAAGAAACTTGTGGCGGCTGACAAACGCTTTCACTAGCACCATGAAACAAAAGAAGTACAACGTTTTCCGCAACGCTCCGGCAACGCTCAAACTGGACGATATCGTAGGAGAACACTTCGGTATCAAGAGCCTGTTGAACGGAGAGGGGTAACACAAACTTGCTGGCTCGGCAAGGTTTCCGAGCCAGCATTATCTACAAAGGAGAGAATCGATGAAAAAGAAATCCCCCTTTAAAGCCATAGACGTATTAACGAATCTCACGATCTACATTCAGACATTGCATCATGCGTGTTCAGAAAAACAAGTCGCACATGAGCGAAAGCATAAGCCCCCCTCCGATAAGTTTTATCGGGAAAGGATAGGATATTTGCAAGCTCTGGAAGACATACAAATGCAGATCACACGCATAGAAACAGAAAAGGAAAAAGGAGAGAATCAATGAAGGGTACGGTTTGGAGATTGGGAGCATTGATGCACCAGTATTCCCGGCTTAACGGGGATTGCGAAGATGTTCTTTTGTTTGAGACAGAAGCGAAAATGGAAAGATACATCAAAAAGATCATGTGCGATTTTGACCAGCTTGTTAAAGATGGGGTTTGTTCTTCCCTTGAGGAACCTTCGTTTCGCAAAAGAAAGATCAGTTTTGATTCTAAAGAAGATTTGTGTTTTTCCCTTTCCCTAATGCGTCAGTCTTACTACATGGAACAGGAAAGCGAAGATGAATGCGGTGAGATGGAATATCACGAGCCGGAATCTGTGGATGGCGAACATTCGTATTACCAGTTTATGGTACAGGAATACAGGAACAGAAAGGAGAGGGAGATATCCAAACTCCAAAAGGAGCAAACGCTTGCTGAGGAAACCCTTACCCTCTCCCATAAGGAACTCTACATGAAACTGGTGAAAAAGTTTCACCCTGATAAAGCGAACAGGAAAAATCAGGTTGACAGGTTCACACGCATCACCAAGGAAGTCAACCGCTATAACGACCTACAGGCAACATCAAAGTTACGGGAAATCTACATACAGGAGATGATAAGATGAATAAGCAACTCAGGAAATCTATTGTAACTCAAGGATCTTCTTACAGCGAAACGGCACAACGTATCCAGAACCGTCAGGAAGTTGACAATCTGGCTCGGAGCATTTGTAGTTTCACCAGCCATTTAAAAGACGTACAGGAAGATTTCTGTGTGGAGCTTTGCCAGCAACACCGCACACACCAGCAATCGGTGATGCGTTTGTTCATGCGGTTTGTAGACAAGCTGGCTGAAAATCCTACCGATATGAGGAACGAAGCGGCTGTGGAACTGGCACAGAAAATCAAAGAACAATTCCCCGATCCTTATCTACCCTATATATAGCACGGGTTAAGGTGGGTTGACACAAAACCCCAAATCCGGGGGTTTGAATTATCTAGGGATACGGAAGTTACGGCTGAGCCGGAGCGGGAAAAGGCGTGAATAAAACGTCTTTTTTTGCGTTTTATCCCTGTTTTCTTATCAATCTAGCTTGCAATATAGAAACCTAGATGCTATAATAAGGGTATGAAACAACAAAGGAGAGAATCAATGAAACGGAACACAACAAAAAAATTCGACGCTAAAACTGGGATGCGGCTGACAACCTGTTGTGCCGCACACAGCACATACATGGATGACGGAATCGGAGGAATGGATTTGTGCTGTAAGGCTTGCTACTACGAAGTCGAAGTTGGAGAAGGGGATGGCAACGAATACAAAAAAAGAGAAATCACCAAGAATGAATTAATGCAAGAAATCGTTGATCTTTTTGCCCAACATTCCTATCAGGCAACGCCAAACTTGGTCAGGGCATACGCCAAAAGAATGATGAGCATCTACCGGGAATATGACCTCTGTGGAGAAGAAATCTTCAAGCAGATAGAAACCAGATACACAATAACAATCTTCGGAAACGGATCATAAACGCAGAGTCACCCACCCAAATGGGTGGGGTAATGCGACCGAATGGCGGTGGCAAGTCCGCAAGGAATCAACACAATATCGTATGGAGAGAATCAAAATGAAGACGAAACAATTTCAAGAAGCAAATCAGAGAGCGTGGGACAAGTTTCACTCTGAAAACGGACATATTATTCGGAAGCGCAAGTATGGGAAGAACACTCTTTTGGGATATCCCAAAGTTGAGCTTTGGGATTGGCTTGACAACCTTCTGGAATCTGGGGTAACGAAAGCCGAAATGTGTGATGCTCCTCATTTGATGGAACGAGAATTCGGACTATCCTTTCAAAAAGCGGAAAGAGTTTGGGATTCATGGTATAGAGAAGCGTCACGCATACAATCTAACGCATACTACAAAATCTTCCGTAGAAAATCTTCTTCATGCCTTTAAACGCAGAGTCACCCACCCAAATGGGTGGGCGTAATGCGGCTGGCATGGAGCCAACGGTGACAAGCCCGGACAAAGAGCATTTAATCCTAACCAAAGGAGAGAATCAAATGAGTGCAAAACGCAAGCATGGCACGAGGGGTTTTACCCAAGCCGAGCTTTTCAGATTCCTTGATAACCTCAGAGAATCAGGGGCGATCAATATGTACGGTGCGCCACGAGTGATGGAACAACAAATGGGGCTGTCCTCAAAAGAAGCCAAAGAAGTGTGGGTAGCATGGACAGAAACTTTTCAAGGAGAGAATCGATGAATCTTAAACCAAGCACGAAATTCTACACAGTCCATCCAGCGTGGCGTATGGACGCTGGCTCAGGAATGTCAGCATCAGTACCCGAAGGCATCCGAGAATTTGACCATTTCCCACCAAGCGAAGATGGAATATGTGGGGTGAAATGGATTAATGAAAAACCGAATTTCACACTAATCGGGATCAAGAAAAAAGCTGACGGAACCTTAAAACGCTACGACAGGCTTTTCCCCATTTTCAATCGAAACGGGGATGTTCCTACACGCAAAGAAGCCGAGGGGAATCAATAACGCAGAGCCACCCACCTCTCCGGGGGTGGGGTAATGCGACCGATTGGCGGTGGCAAGTCCGCAAGGAAAACCAATATCGTATGGAGAGAATCAAAATGACTTACGAAGCAATCGTAAAAAAGAGCATTGATATGTCACACGCTTACTTCAAGCAGTGTCCTTGCACTGAAGAATCCATCAGGGATTACGCATATCGAATGAGCTTTTTCTGGAAGCTGGAAATCGACAGACTCGAAAGGCCCGTGCATATTGGAGAAGGGCTTTACCGTTATCCAAAGACGGGTCTGGATTCCCTAATGGTTGAGGAGCTTTATCATAGCCTGATGCACGAAATTGACGCAACCCACCCAACAATAAAGTGGAACGCAGAAATATAACGCAGAGCCACCCACCTCTCCGGGGGTGGGGTAATGCGACCGATTGGCGGTGGCAAGTCCGTAAGGAAAAACCAATATCGTATGGAGAGAATCAAAATGCCAGAATTGTATACAACTCCGAGCGTGGCTGATGTAGCCATGCGTAATCACATGAGGGGTGATGACATGAAGTCTGATTGGCAGGGACAGGTCGATCAATCACACCCAAACGATTTGACTGGTCAAATGAAGATACAACAGCCAGTTACAAATAACCAAAGGGGAGAATCAACGATGACATACAGCCAAGCTAAAGAACTGATAAACATGATGGGGCGTGACCACCTCGTTGAACTTCTCGGCTGGATGGAAGAAGATGCACTTGTTGCCGCACTGGATTTGGGGCTGGCATGGAACATCCATGACGATTTCCAATATGAGGGAGAACACAGTAACGATGAGGAGTTTGTCCAAGAAATGTTGGACGGAACAGGTGACATCCCTCACGATTTACCAGCCTATATCCACATAGATTGGACTGCCACAGCCCGTGACATAATGATGGATTACAGCGAATCGGGGGGGCATTATTTCCGTAGTGTTTAGCTTGCCGCTCAGTGACCTAATATGCTATAATAAGGTAAGGGGAGCAATGACGAGTTGCTCCCCTTAGTAAACCAAAAATCCGGTTTTCACCGGAAACCAAAAGGAGTCTACCATGACTGCCATAATAGTTTCAAGAGATTATCCTTTCTCCATCCGCAACCGTAGAATGCTGGAGAAAGTTCACATGGGGCTGGTTCGCCGGAACCTCACTAGGATCTTAATCATCGTTGCTGTAACGGCAATGATATTACTCTAATATCGTATGGAGCCAAAATGCCAGAGAAAAATCAAACGCCGGATTCGGGATCTGTAAAGATCAAAGGGAATCCTTACACCAAAGTTTGGAAACGGCGGGATGAGTTTCTCCTTGATATCGGGTTCAAAGCCCTTATCAATGAGAAGGAACTGACTTCACTAAAGCGTGAGACGACCATCGTGGAAGAAAATGACGAGTTTCTTCATATGCTATGTACCCTGTCAGTCCAATTCGGAGACCTCGACTTCAACGTTGAGGGTAACGCCCGAAATTGGAAAACCCATACCAAAGAAGATGCCAAGCTGATAGAGAAATGTGAAAGTATCGCTTTCGGTCGAGCCTTGTCTGTATTGGGTTACGGGGGTGAAATGGCTACGGCTGAGGAAATGCAATCCATCGATGAAGATGGTAAACAGATTGAGAAAAACCACGCCATGAAGAAAGCTAAGGAAGCTGAGGAAGTCAAGAAACAGCAACAGCAGGGTTTTGAAGACAGAGAATCAGCCGTGAGTTTCGGCACGAAAGGGGAAATCACGAACGCCAAAAATAAATTGTTGGGCTTGGGTATGTCAGCCAAAGCAATAAGCAAGCTCTACACAGAGGAGTTTGGTGAGAGAAAAAGTGACACTTTGAATACTGAGGAGCTTAAGAAATTCCTTAGCAATCTGAAATCCAGTGTAGAGGTGCTGGCGAAAACCGAAACCACAGAACAGGTTTCGTAGTAGTTTAAACTTATGGTGGGAGTTCGGCATTTTGTTAATACAAAACTAGAAATGACGACTTTGGTTTGGCAAGACGGACAGATAACCAAAGCGATCAATCTCGACCTTGACCAACTATCTCGGCTGTTGTTGCCACGAGTAGAAGCGGGATAGTAGCAACATAGAAACTATCCATACAAGGGAGAGTCGTGAAGTAAAGCCATGTGCCAACTCCCACCTACCTTAAGGAGAGAATCAATGAAAAAGAAAAAAACTGTTAGTGCTGAGGAGTTTGAGTTTTTTAAGGACAGGGTTAGAGCCTTGGAACTGGGCCACAAGGCAATGATATATATCCTGATACAGATGTTGTCGGGAAAGAAGATTGACCCGGAACTGATAAAAAGGGCTGAGGAAGCCGTCCGAGATTTAGGTTGACTTTTAAGAAGCAAAAGGGTAAGATGATGTTTATGCCAAAAAACTATTTATCCGCAACTGAAGCGGCAAAGAAATACGGTTGCTCAAGTTCGGCAATTCGGAGCTTTGTCAGGCAGGGGGTCTTACATTGGGACGAACTTGCCCTGACTGAGTTTGGAGTGCGCCGAATCACTAAGAAGGACTTTGATAATTTTGTAGGGAGCCGGAGCGACTTGATAGAATCCCGACGAGCCAACGCCTACGCTGGTATGCCGGAGGGATATTTGACAATCAACCAGTTCTCACAAAAATACCACATCAGTCCTGCCAAGCTGATGCAAGCCGTTAATGGTAATGTTCTGGAGCATCGGGTTTCCGACCGAGGGTGGAAACTTTTACCAGAGGGGGAAACGTGTCAAAAACTGAAAGTGGGAGAGTATGCCAACGGGACTGAAATCAATCAGGGAGATAACTTACAGAAAGATAAAACCACTGGCTGAGGAACTTGGGATTTCTCGTAGACGGCTGGAGCGGTTCGTCAGGGGTGAACTGGATCAGCTTGACCTTACCCTGCGGGAACATCAAGCCCTATCCAACCATCCCGTTTTTCAAGGGACGATGGAAGGGTTGTGTCCTGATGTTTCACAGCCGCCAAGCATGGCAAGTAATGAACCAACAGAGAAACCGTCTTTTGAAGTTAAGCTAAAAGTGGAGTTGACCAATGGGGCAGTCCACCTTAAAACAGATAAAGGAGAAGTGGAAGAATCGCTCCAACTTGATCTATTGTAACAACTGAATAAAAAAGTTTACTTTTTCCAAATAAGATAATATAATAGAAATAGGAAATGGGTGAAGGATACAAAATCCCCCACCCATAATATCGTACAGAGGAACAACAGGTTGCCAGACTTGCCGCTCTCTTTTTATCAAACAACAAATTCCCAAAAAGGGACGGGGATTTCCGTTTGATGCCCTTATTGTACCACAAAAGCAAACTTGCCGTCAAAAAAATAATACTTTTTCGGGGAAAGTTCCACAAAGGAAAACTAGCGTTCCCCTTCCGTGACATTTTAAAATCAATTTCTAGACGCAAAAAAGGCATCCGAGAGACTGCTACGAAACTCGGATGCCCTTTTTATTGTCAATTTTCATCGGAGAGAATCGAATTGACCGCTCTCTGTTACCCAATCACCCATAATCAAATAACAAGGAGAAACTTTAATGTCTGCCATACAGCGTAGCATAGAAGTGAGCCGTAGTCAAGAAAAACCTTCCGAATCCCGTCAGGTGAAAAATCGATCTCCGTACACCGAGTTCGATTTACAGAAAGCCAAGAAACGATTGTGCGATCAGTACGAGGTTCCCAAGCTGGGGTATTACCGATCCATTATCGAACTGTTAATGAATCGGCTGAACGGACAGTTCCGAAAATACGTCAACATGAAGCCGCAATTGTGCTACGGAGAAACCGTTCCCATTACCGACAGGTGCGTAGCCGAACAGGTAGGATGCTCAGAGAAGATCGTTGGCGATTGCCGGAGGTTTTGTAAACGCTCAGGATTGTTGAATGTGATACGGGCAACGGGCAAGCATGGAAACGGTCGATGCGGGGTGTGGATATACGCTTTTGTCGGATACATGAATCTGCTACCAGAACAGCCGGGGGAAGTCATGTTTGAGGAAGATGAAGACAAGGTTTTAATAGTCGATTTCGAGGGGGAAAATCCGTCTCTTTGCTCGGAAGAAAAAGTTCCGTCTACTCGGAAAAAAAGTTCCGTCTACTCGGAACTTTCTCAGCTTGTCGAAACCTGTTTCAACCCAGACAGTGACAGGGTTTCATCCGGGTCGGGAATTTCAGCTACTAAAACAAGCTTACAAAAACAATATTACTCTTCTTCTATAGAGGGAGAAGAAGACAAATTTAACAAGGAAAAACACCCTCATTCCAGAGATCGAAACGAGCCAGTTTTACAGGTGGATTCAGACTTGGAAAAAACATTGGTTAAGCTGAGCGAAATACGTCAAGATTCTGATGGGAATGCCAACCCTATCGACGAAGCTGAGAAACCACAGTTTCGTGTCTGGCTGGACACCTATGCACAAAGACGTATGAAAGACTTAAGCATCTCTTACCAAGAAGCCCTCGAAATATTGCCAGTGGCGTGGGGGCTGGCAAACCGTGCCAGCCTTAATTACCGACCCGACACCCCGTGCTATTTCGCCAATGGGCGGTCAAATACATATGCCAAACCGTTATTATACGATGCCTTAAAAACAATACAATCCGGCGGGGAGCCGGAACAGGAGCCGAAGATGGATCTTGACCCAATTCTTTCACAGGGAGATGAAACCGAATCCGTTGTCAATTCAGAGGAACAGGAATTACGGATGTATATCAGTAAATACAGCACCCTTTTGAAAGCCAGAGAAGCGAATAACGGCTCAGCCTTGTCACGGTTGATGCGTACTCCTTTGGCTAAGAAACTTGGTGAGGAGACAGCAAGGCGGCTGTTGATAATTGAGGGGATCTGTGGATAAAGAAGACCTGATAGAAGCGATGAAAGATGGTGCCAACTTTCATACTAAACTTATTGGGGAACGGGAGGTGATCTGTTTTCGGTGCAAGGGATATGAAATCGTTACCGATTACAACAGCGACCATGAAGCCTACGAGTCGGTGGTTGTCAAGATGGGTGACAGTACCGTTTTGCATTCGGTGATGAGCGATTTCCATCGGAGAGCCTTAAGTCTGGCTGTCGAGTGGTTGGGTAAAGAGCTTGATCCACAACTTAGCTTCTTAGAGGAATCGTAACAAAATGGCACAGGTAGAACTAACGTATCAGGAAATGGTGTTGGGTTGCACGGTGGGGCTTACCCGGCACACGGAGAGCGTAGCCAAAAGAAGGACACCTCACTTTCCTGAGAAGTTCCCAGACCAGATGTTGTTGTCTCATCAACTGGGAGCCTGTGCGGAACTGGCGTTCTGTAAACTGGTGGACAGGTTTTATTCTCCCACCGTAAACACCTTTAAGGCTCCTGATATTGGTGATGATATCGAAGTTAGGTGGAGCAATAACGGACGCTTGAAAGTTCGACCTGATGACGTAAATGTTTACTGTGTAGCCATGAGCGGCAACTTGCCACGATTTGTGTATCACGGCTGGATGTGGTCTGAGGATGCTAAACGGGATGAATGGAAAGCTGACCCAAACGGATGGGGGAAACCAGCTTATTTTGTGCCTAACGACCAGTTGCGGCGAGGAAAAATCAAGCGGGAAGGTAAACAGGTTGCCAGTGTTAAGGGATAAGAACGGGGAAAGAAACGCACTTTCCAAACAAGAGGTGCATGAGAAATACGATTATGTGCCTATTGAGAAAGCACGACCTCTGATTAGCAGATACGATTCACCCCGTAGCAAACGGGGTGACCCAGTTGGGCATCTGGCTCGGAGACATGATAGTTATGTGACACCTGTTCATGGAAAGACTTACTTGGTTCACAGGTTGGTATGGTTGTGGAAAGATAAGGCTACCTACACGTATGGGGAGGTGCCAAAAATGTTAGACCATATTAACCGTGACCATCACGATAACCGATATGAGAACTTGCGTCCTGTAGCTTCGAGCCACAACGGGGTGAATTCCAAATTATCAGATTATGAGAAAACGTCAATGTACAGGGGTGTTTGTATGAAAAAAGACCGGGGCAAATGGACGGCACAGTTAGGTGGCAAAACGATAGGTGAGTTTGATGACGAGGTGACGGCGGCACTAGCGTATGACCGTGCCGCCTATCAAAAGTACGGGGAACTCAACGCTCTTAACTTCCCTGAGAACAAGCGCAATTATCTTGGGCTTGACCATCACGAACAATTAGAGTTTAGCCTGTTTAAGAATTGCGATGTACAGCAAACCCTAGACCTGTCAGACGTTATTTTGATTCGATAGCTTGTACTAAAGATTAAATGTTTAAAACATTCAAAGTAAAATACAAGCAGAATCAAGCTATCACTAAGGCGTGTTGTACTTAAGCCTAGAGTAAAATATATGTACAAAAGTCTTAACTTAAATACAAGGAGACATTTGATTTGCCCTCCGACAGAACTACAGCAAACCTTCTAGGGATGGAAAGGTTTGTGGGGCAAACACGGGACGCTTAATTTAAAGACTGAAATCTTATAAAGGGGAAGCGTCCCGTTTAAACTTATGATAGGAGATGGCATGAATATGATATGTGGGTTATGCACAGCACCCCATCCACGTGGGCGTCTTTGCTTATTTGCTACTGAACTTGTCGTCTCTTATCACCAAACTTATCGCTGGAACAGGATCTTGTACAGGCAATATCCCACCAAATGTTCCAGCGTCCAGTTTACAGGGAGAAAAGTAAATGGGATATTCGGGTAACTTAGCAGGGGAAGCAATGAGTGATGGATTGCCGAAACGGGAACCGCATCACAATAACAGCACAAATCATGTTCTGGGGAGTGATGGTTTTTTCACTGTTAAAGAGGTAATCTGCGGTGGCATGGTAATCAGTTTCGGGATGACATGGGGTGGTGCTTGCCTGTTTTGTGGGTGGCAGTTTGGGCGGCTGATTTACTATTCCGTGAGAAGCCTGATAACACTAATTTTATAAGGAGGTAAAAATGGCAGATTTTGACTCGTGGGTTTCTATGGTACTTCAGCACGAAGGAGGATTCGTTAATTCAGCAGAAGATCGGGGAGGTATGACCTCCCGAGGGATAACAAGGGAAAATTGGTCTGAATTTATTGGTAGAGAAGCTACCGAAGAAGATATGCGTAACCTCACGGAACAGCAAGCGGTGGATTTTTATCGTGACCTGTGGGAGAAAATGAACCTTGACAGATACCCTCCGGCTTTGCATCTTCAATATGCCGATATGCAAGTTAATACGGGGCGAGGGGGAAGCGATATGATTCTTCAAATGGCTGTCAATACCCGTGCTAATCCTAATGAGCCAGAACGGTGGATCGATGTTGACGGTATTGCTGGGAGGGGAACGATATCCGCACTTGAAAATGCTAATGTAACTCCGTTTGAATATTTCAGTGAAAGCCTGATGTTCCATGCTAACAACGCTTTCGTTGGTTCAAAGTATGGATTCAAGTTGCGTGATTACCTGTCTAAAAAAGAAGCTAATCCTGATGACCAGAATGCGTGGGGCAGAACCCGTACCTCTCAAAATGGGTTCATTAGAGGATGGCACCGTAGGGATCTGGAGACGTATTTGAAAGCTACGGAGGATGATTAAGGGTGGCTAAGGAAAGTAAGAAAATATTTGCCATCTGTAAGAATCCTGAGTGTGAAAAGGAATTTTCTTTTATTCCCAGCAGAAAGCAGAAGTACTGTCAGTACGAATGCTATAAGAGCGATCCGGCGCAAAAGCGGAGACGTAGGCATTCTCTGACATATCTATATACAAAAGATTAAACTTGCGGGGCGAAAAAATAAAGAAGGAGGAATGCAAATGTGGATTTCCAAGACTCTTTCTAATAATACGCCCCATCAAAATTAGGAGCTTCGGATAGGTGGGGAAAAGAACGTGGACAAAAAAAGCTCCTCTACCTAACGTTTCAGCTTACAAAGAGTCGATTCTTACAATGATGCGGTATGGGGGAGCAGTTGATAAAATTGCAAAAGACTTGGGGTTTCCTGAGAAATCTGTTGTCGATTATATCAGAGCGGAAGGGATTGACATACAACTCAGCCGCCGAAGCTGGGTATGGAAATCCAGCCGAGTCACAAGGAGAAGGATTGGATACCGAAACCCCAAAAAGGAAAGAATTTAAATACGGAGCTTTCTATTTCACTCCTGACGGTGACTTTAGGCACTTCTATGCTGGAGCCGATTGTATGACAGAGTTTGTCACTATCCTTAAGAAATCTGATCCTCATTATTCTTTGATGAGGGTGATGGAATTCTACAGGGATGAAACCGAGAAAGGAACCGAAACCGAATAATGAAAATGAAAGAATCTCAGTTACAGTCGGCTATCGAGGATATGCTGAAAATCTATGAGAAGGTTAAATCCCTGATCTATATCAAAAACAATTCGGGAGCTACCAAGGTAGGGGATTCGTTTATCAGGTTCGGTAAAGCGGGTTCCCCGGACTTCCTCGTATTTCTTAGAGGGGGCAAAACGCTACACTTGGAAGTAAAGGTAGGTAAAAACAGGCAGACAGCCAACCAAAAAGCCTATCAGCAACAATGTGAACGATTGGGGCATATCTATCAAGTGGTGAAATCAATTAAAGAGGTACAGGAACTATTGCATGAAGAAACAATCCTTCAGTCTGCTAGTTGATTCTATTAGAGACAACAACTTTGATTCCCTGCTACAACTTTTGGTCAACGCTAGAATCAGGGTCGTGTCCAAATTGGTGAAAAAAGCGGTCATTATGGTCGAAGCGGATAAAGTCGTTTCGAGTTTTCACCCCACAATATTGCAATCCGAATCTATCCCGTACAAATATGTAGCCAGAAGGGTGAGCGAAAGACTGAATAAGGACGTGACAGAAAATACCGTACGATATTATCTGGGTATCATGTGATTGAAAAAGTGGACGTTTTTGCTGTGAACGCTTGAAAAAGTGTCACTTCTCATCTAGTTTTTGACAAGTTCGAAAAAGTATGGTAACAAACGTGACATGAGCCAAGCGGAAGTTGGTCAACAAATAGACGGTGAAACTCCTTTAGCCTACGAATATTTCAAGGTTTACAGGGATACTAACCCTGACGAAAGATCCCTTGAACGGCTCAGTGACCACGCTGTGTCGGGCAAAAAAAGAACCGCTACCGTTTTTAAACGCTGGTCATCAGATCATAATTGGCAACGTAGAGTCAGGGATTGGGATGTTGAAAGAAGCAAAGATACCTTACGAGCCGTTATCTTACAGCGCAACAAAGAAGTGGTGGAATTCATTAACCGAGACTTCGCCATCGCCAAAGTCGCACAAGGGCTGGCTCAGAAGAAATTAGTGGAATTGAACGGACAGGAGTCACTTGACGCTCTGGAGTACAGGCAAGTGATGATGGGCTATCGGGAAGCACGGGAATTCCTCAAGGAGCTTATCGGTATCTTTGAGGGGCAAACGGACATACTGAACAGGGTAGGAGTTTGATGGAAACCCAGCTACAAATTGAATATGTGGATACAGAAGAACTGAAACCCTTTGTTGACAATCCAAGGGCGCATTCTGAACGGAATATTGGTGATATTGCTCGTTCCATTAAACGGTTCGGCTGGACTAATCCCATCATTGTTCGCCGGAGCGACAACATGATAGTCGCAGGGCATGGTAGGGTGGAAGCCGCACAGAATCAGGGGTTAGAGCAAGTGCCTGTTATCTATGTTGACATGAGTGAGAATGATGCCAAACTCTACAGCATTGCCGACAATAGGACAGCCGAAACCAGCGAATGGGATTTCACCACTCTGACCGAGTTGCTGAAAGAACTTAATGCTCTCCCAGATATAGACATCGATGACAGCGGGTTTGACTCTACAGAGATTGAGGAGCTTGACCAGTTGCTGGCAAATATTGACACCGATATAAGCCAACATCTTCTACAGGGAACGGAAGAAGAAATCCCTCGACCCAAACTGGTTGACAAGTTTATCGTGCCGCCGTTCTCGGTTCTGGACGCACGGGCTGGATACTGGCAAACACGGAAACGGGAATGGTTGAACTTGGGGATCAGTAGTGAGTTGGGACGGGGAGCGAACTTATTGCAATTCTCCGATACGGTACTGGAACCTGATGCTGAGAAACGGAAACAGCGGTCTATTACTGAAGGGCATTTGTTACAGGGCGGCATCTCCGGCAAAGACCCAAGTTTCTATGAACAGAAACGAGAGAAGGAAAAAGAGTTAGGTCGGGAACTTACCACCACCGAGTTTAGGGAAGACCATTACGAAGCAGGGTGGAAAAAGAGACAGAAGCAATATGTGGACGGTGGGCTTCTAATGAAAGCCGATAACGGGAACGACCCAGCCTACTATTTTAAAAAGCAACAGGTGGAAGCTGATTTGGGACATGAAATCTCTACGGCTGAATTCCAAGAGAAATATTATACGGGATCGACCACCTACGCTTCTGGAACCTCTGTCTTTGATCCTGTCTTATGTGAACTGGCATACAGATGGTTTTGTCCTGACGGCGGCGGCATCCTTGACCCGTTTGCTGGTGGGTCTATCAGGGGCGTGGTAGCCGAGATGCTGGGGTACAAATATTGCGGTATAGAACTGAGGGCAGAACAGGTAGAGGAAAACAGGAGACAAGCCGAAGCCCTGAGCGTGGAGCCGGAGTGGATAGTGGAAGACAGTTCTAAAATCGAGGGGTTGGTCAAGTCTCAATTCGACCTTATATTTTCATGCCCACCGTATTACGACCTTGAAGTCTACAGCCAGCTAGAAGGGGAGTTGAGTGCCTTTAAAACCTACGGGGAGTTTCTGGAAGTCTATAGGAACATTGTCACTCAGACTGTCTCCTTCCTAAATGATAACCGATTCGCTTGTTTCGTTGTTGGAGACATCAGGGATCAGGAAGGGATATACAGGAATTTTGTCAGCGATACCATACAGGCGTTCACGGATGCTGGCATGAAATACTACAACGAAATGATCCTCGTTCAGCCTGTCGGTTCACTGGCAATCAGGATAAACAACCAGTTTCAAGGATACAGGAAAGTGGGGAAAGCCCACCAGAACGTTCTTGTTTTCTACAAGGGCAATGTCAAGGATATCAAGCAAGAATTCCCTGAGTTGGCACTTGACTATGAGTTGTCTCAGTTTGATAAAAGCGACCCAGAGGAACCGAACAAAGACGAATATGGTGAGCCTTTGACTTTTGAGGGCATCAGTGGAGAGTTGCTGTGACAGCGCAAGCGGAGTGGCAACAGGGGTACGATATTGATTATCTGAAAGGCATATACCAGCCTTTCAAAGAGTTGCACAAACCTCTGGTGTATGGAGCTTTCGGATTGGTTAAGGAACGTGACATTGCTGTAGCCCTGACCAAAGAGCAATGCTGTTTTGACTCTAAACGCACCACCTGTCTGATTTGGAAATGGCTTAAACGAGGATCGACCAAGACTGATTTCAAAGGGGAGCCGTTCAAATATGAACCTGACTCTTTGGTGATAACGCATTTCGTCACTACCGATCCTGAGATTGGAAGCCAACTGATGGGAAAAGTTATGACCCAGTTTGAAGCTACAGGCAAACCCGTTTACGCTGAGGTTTTCGAGGAAGACATAACAGCAAGAGAGATTGTGCAGTTTTACGGGTTCGGCTGGCAACGGACAAAGGTTACAGCGGGGTCGGAAATAATGGGTCTTTACCGTTTGGGCCATCCTCACGGTGGAGAAGACAGCAGGGAAGCGTTCACTCTTGGGGCGGCTGACACCGAGTTGCTGGACGAATGCCAGCCTTTAACGGATGATGAACTGGAAGCGGTCAGGGCAGAACTGGACAACTGTTCGCTTTATGCACAGCACTATTCCTCATACAACAAACGGAAATCTTGGACATCCTTTGCCTTGAGAGGATACAGCCGGGACGACCCAGAGTTTATTATCAAACCCTCGGAAATGAGTAAGAAGTGGAAACAGGGAAACGCCGAGATGCTGGACAATCCGGCTGAGTGGACGAATGTGGCTGAACAGTTTCCTACCTCGGTATCCATTGCTGAAAGATTCGGAACCCTTGACCGTGTTCGGTTTATGAAATTGGGCGCAGGGGGAGAGTTGAGCCGTCACGCAGATATTACCGACAGGGATGCGGGAGTACGAAAAGGAAAAGTGATGCGGTTGCATATCCCTATATATACGAATAATGACATCACATTTTACGCTTGGGATTTGCGTGGCAGTCTTTTGACCATGAGTTTCGAGGTGGGCAACGTTTATTATCTGGATCAGAGGAAGCCGCACCGAGTGACAAACAATTCCAAGGAAGATCGTGTGCATTTGGTTATTGATGTCGTTTCTAGTGGTGAGAGCCGGAGGGTTGCATGACCATACCCAATGTTCGTAAATGGCTGGAGATCCCACCCGTTATTGAACGGCACGGAGAGATAGATGTCTTGCGTGACGATTTGATCGACGGTGGGTCAAAGGCACGGTTCCTTCCGTTCCTCATAAACGGGGCCAAAGAAGTGGTGTTCGGTGGGCCTTTTTGCGGGGGTGCGCCGTACTCGTTAGCAGTCTTAGGTAGGGAAGCGGGAATCAAGGTGACGCTGTTCTATGCTAAAAGGAAAAACCATCACCGCCGACAGGTGGGATCATTGAAACATGGAGCAAAGATATACCAAGTGCCATACGGGTACATGACCAATGTGCAGTCCAAGGCACGGAGATATGCTGAAGACAATGACGCTTTGTTTCTTCCTCTGGGGTTCGATGTGCCGGAAGCGGAAGACCCGTTTGTGGAATTCATAGAATCTATCCGTAAGAAACAGGGCGATTATGATGAGGTCTGGTGTGCTGTCGGGTCGGGTATGCTGGCTCGTTGCCTGTCACGGGGGTTTCCAAATTCAAGCATACAGGGAGTCTCGGTGGGGCTGAAAAGCAGACAGGACAAACAGGATTTCGGCGGCAATGTGACAATCCATGAAAGCGGTTATAAGTTCGCTCAGCCCTCGAAAGGTAGTAGTCCGTTTTCCAGTTGCGAAAACTATGACAAGAAAGCGTGGGAGCAATGCGTGACTAAAAGCAAGAACCGTGTGCTGTTCTGGAACGTGATGGGCTGAGGGGGGAAAGGAAATGTCGTCATTTTTTCAATACAGGTATCCTCAAGCTGTAGCATTGACTCCTTTGATGAAACCTTATTTCGATGCCTTGCCCAAACAACAACTATTCATGGATTCAGAGAAAGCAGAGAACCTGTACTCAGGTGCCGTCCGAGCGGGAAAGAGTCGAGCCTTGATGGAGAAGCTGTACCAGACAGCCGTTGAATATCCGGGTATCCGGTGCGGCGTGTTCCGAAAGGTGCGGTCAACTCTGGCAGAAACCACGCTACGGACATTGCTGGTAGACGTTATTGGCTGGGGGTCGGTAGAGAACGAGGAATCCGGCATTGTCAAGACCTACCGTAAATCGGACATGAAACTGATATTTTATAATGGGAGTGAAATAATCTTCTTCGGTATGGATAAGGAAACCAAGATAGGGTCGTTGGAATTGGGAGCGGCATTCTTGGATGAGGTACACGAGTTTGAAGAAGGTGATTGGAACATGATACAAACACGGCTGTCACAACCCCTTTTGGAGAAACCGCAAATGTGGTCGGCTTGCAATCCAGCCAGCCCCACGCATTGGCTGTACGAAAAGTTCTTTCGTTCTCCAACGGAAGAAACGTTCAGCGTGGCTACCAACTCCTATGAAAATCCTTATTTGGGTGACGAATATATCGCACGGCTTAACCGTATGTCCGGCATTATGAAACGGCGTTTAGTCGACGGGGAATGGGTGGGGTATGCCGGAGTTATCTACAACTGTTTCGATCCTGATAAACACCTGATTGACGAACCTTTTGAGGGGGAACATATTAACTTCCGCTGTCTGGATTTCGGTGGCTTGAATCCTTATGTATGCCAATGGTGGAGATATTATCCAGAAACCAAACGCATGGTGCTGTTCCGTGAAATCTATTTCTCCGACATCTCTATAGAGGATTTCTGTCGCATGATCCACGAACATCAGCCGAAAGAGGAACCCGTTAACTTTACTGTATCTGACCATGATGCCAGTGACCGTATATTCCTCGCCAAGCATGGCATTTTAACTTTATCGGCTCTGAAGGATGTGCGGAAAGGCGTGCAAGATACATACGAGAAAATCGCTAATGATGAAATCTATTTCGTTAAGGACACGGTAGTTGAACCTGATTGGAAGCTGAAAGATGATAGCGGAGCCATCAAGCGTAAACGTCCTCAGAGTACCGTAGAGGAATTGTCAGGTTACGAATGGGCGACTTCCGGCGATACAGCCAAGGATCAGCCTGTCAAACGTGACGATCATGGAATGGATGCAATGCGGTACGCCGTTGAAGCGATCATACACGGGCAGAATAAGAAACCGACTTGGAGTTATCTCAGGGGGGTATGAATGAGAATACCACGGTCATTTTATGTTTGGGACTTAAAGGAACCCCAGATAGAAAAAGATATCGTTGATCCTCACTTTGGGCGCATGGTTCAACTCAGATGCGATACCGATATGGAATACCGTGATCTGGTTAGCTACGATGATATGCTGTTTACCGTTTCCAAGACAGTGATAACCCACCCTGATTATTGTATATACAGGCTAGTAGAGAAAGACAAGTTTGAATATTTGTTGGAAACCAAACGGGGTGAAGAACGGAACAGAAACAGCCTGATTTTCTTACCAACGGGATGGAGCTAAGATGGCATACGAACAGATAGCAGATTATAACGATATCTACGAGAAGTACAGCACCGATTGGGATTTCTTTGAGCAATCTTATGTGGGCGGCAGAAGGTACGTTACCAATAAGAACTTGTTTCGCCATTCACGGGAAAACCAAGATGATTTTAATACACGGATGAAACGCAGTCCTTTTATCAATTATTGCCGACCCATTATTGATATCTATACCAGCTTCATCTTCGGCATTGAAACCAATATTGCCCGAAACACTGAGAACGAAAGTTACCGTGCCTTTATTGAAGACGCTGATTATCAGGGTCACAATATGCACACGTTCATGGAACAGGTAGCTACCTTTGCTATGGTCTATGGTCATGTAGGCGTGGTGGTGGATATGCCGCAATCGGAGATGGATATCATCTCGATGGCTGACTTGCAAGCTACCGATATTCGCCCTTACTGTACATGGTATGACGCTCCAAATATTACCAACTGGCGTATGGATAAATTCAACCAGCTTCTGTGGGTACGATTAAGGGAACTGGATTACGCTGAAGTCGATCCTTTTGTTGAACAGTCTTCCTCATACAATTATCAGTACCGTACATGGACACGGACAGAATGGTATTTGCATGACTCTGACGGCAACCTCAAGGAATCGGGTGAACATGGGTTAGGGGTTGTGCCTTTTATCAGTGTCCAGTTTAAAGAGAATCCTGTTGACGAATTTGTAGGGATGTCGAGGTTGACTGATATCGCACCCATCAACCGATTATTGACCAATGTGATCTCATATATAGAAGAATTCGTTTCCAAGCAAGCATTCCCGTTTCTGGCTACTCCTGATGATCCGATAGGTGCAGGGATACAGCAAGAGGAAGAACAGGTTATTTCATCTTCCAATGTATACCAGTTTCCAGCAGGGTCGCAACCTCCACAATACGTTTCACCTCCGACTGATCCCGCCACGTTCATGCGTGAGTTCGCTTCCCAATATCTGGTAAAGGAGATGTTGAGGTTGGCACATTTGGAGTTCCGTGAACTGGCAGAGCAAAGCGGGGTGGCGAAGCAATACGATTTCCATCAGTTGAATCAGGTGCTTGTACGGTTCAGCCGAACATTGGAAGCCACAGAAACCAAGATGGCACGATTGTTTGATAGATGGATGAATACTGAAACGGATTACGAGGTGGATTACCCTGACGATTTCCAGACCAACCCTGTACAGATGGCAATTGAAAACGGGTTGGAGATTCGCAAACTGATGGGAGACAAGTCACCGACTTTCGTTAATGCTCATTTGAGAAAACTGATGGAACAATTGGAACCCAAACTGTCGTCAGAAATACAACGTATTATAGATGCTGAGATGGATGAGTCCACGCAGACCGAATTGATAATGACCAACATCGATGAGACTGTCAACGGCAATGGCACCTTCATGGCAACCTGATGTCAATAAGCGATTATGAAAAAACCATCTACAATATGCGAAGCGTACCGCTTAAACGTACCAAGGAAGTGGAGGAACGTTTAATGACGGCACTGGAAATGGCAAACGCTCAGTTACGGGTAATCATCGGGCAAGAGGATGAGCCGCTAAAGATTCGTGCCTATCAGGAAAAACGGATGAAGGTGGTACAAATGATGAACGAGTTGGGTATCAGTCTCAAACGGGATATCACCGCCGCCATCAGCGAAGTTGTCAATGACATTGCCAGCACGGAACAGGACGCTACCAATGATTTGTTGCTGGAACATGACGATGCCAACCTGATGGTTGATTTCACCGAGATACCACGACAAACGATAGACGCTCTGGCTCATAGATACGATACGGAAGGTTTGAGAATCTCATCCACTATTTGGGCGCAAGCGCAGATAGGTGAAATTGAAAATGTGGTTTTATCAGGTATAGCTAGAGGGCAATCAGCGGCAGAAATGAGTAACCAGTTATCGAAATTCATAATGGGTGGTGGTACGGGCATGGGGACGTCCGTCCAAGCTAAAGCCATGAGATTAGCACGAACAGAAATCAACAATGCGTATTGGGAATCAGCCAGAAGGTCGAGCGACCAAAGCCCTATTGTTGGAGCGGTCAAGTGGCAGTTGAGCGGGAGACATCCAGAATATGACGTTTGTAACTTGCTGGCTGAAAGCAGTGTGTTTCAATTGGGGCCGGGGGTGTATCCACCGGAATATTTGCCACCCAAGCCGCACCCTAACTGTCTGTGTTATCAGACAGATCTCCTTAGGCATCCTTCTTTGTGGGAAAAGCCGAAAAAGATTTACACTGATGCCGAATTGACCAAAGCCCTGACAACAGCCCTTCATACAGAAACACCTTCCTCTGCAACGGGAAGCAAGGGGTTCAAGGAAAAGCAATTACAGCTTTTCAAGGAAACGGTATCCAATGTAGTCAGAAAAGGACTGCCGGGGAAAGCTGTGTCGACAGCGTTTTTGGAAGCTCCAGACTTGCCACCTGATACACCAGTAGCAACGCTGTACAATATGTTCCTTGAAGGAGGTAGGGCATTAGCTGAAAGACTAGATGCGGGATTCAGTAAAAAAAGAGAGACGGACGTACATGGTTTTTATACGGGGAAATACGAGTGGAGACAGGATTTGACTGACAGCGACATTGGGTATGCTCAGAAAATAGGGTCGGCTTTAAGATCAGACGCTATCCCGATTTCGGTTAATATTCCTATCTCTGAGTCGAGAGTGTTCAAGGCAATGTTGAAATCAGGTCGGTCGAAGAACCTGTTTGAAACTGGCAGGGGGTACGGCTCAGCCGATAAAAAAAGGCGTGCGGGTTGGGAAGCATCGTTGGTTTCCGAAGGGCTTGACCAGCAGGATAAAGCTGAGGGGGAGAAACTCTATGATGAAATGCCGCCAAGAGAGAAACCCAGCTACGGTGCTTTGAATCTGGGTAATGATCCTAAAGGTGCGGCTTCTCAATATGGTAAAGCGTATTTTGAAATGGAACCTCACGTTAAGAATCGGTCTACTTTCACTCCCAACAATTCTTCACAAACTTCTCAGGTTTCTACTTTTAGAAATGCGGAAACCTTTTCACTGTCTGAGGAAGGCAGGGAATATCAAGGCTCGGTGGATGCCAACAGGAAAGACCCAACCAAATATATCGAAGTGCAGATTTGGAACGGGTTTGATTTCAAGAAAGACGTTAAAGCCTTGCATATCAACCGATCCGTCTTGAAGGAGCTAAAAAAAGTACCCGATTTCTGGGATGCTAAAACTAAATCTTATCGACCTGATATCATGGCGGCTGACTACCTAGAAATTGATGGGGATTTACGAGAGTTTGCCGACAAATACGATGTGGAAATAGTGGTGCATGAGGACGAGGATACCGAATGAAAATCAAAGCAATCCTAGCGGGAAACAATGCCCGTAACGGCAATGTTGCGGTAGAAGTGAACTCGCAGATGATGACGTATGTCGAGGGGGGCGAGGGGTTCAGAGATTCTCGGCAACGGTTCCCATTGATTTACATACAGGCGGCGATGGCAAAGTATATGTATTTGCCTGTCACGCCACCAGTAGAAGTGGACACGTTCTCGGATATACCTGAGATCATGTCGGGCATGAGGAAGATTGTTAATTCAACATCGGGGTATCCCGATCCATCAATAGATTATTGGACGTATCAACCTGTCGACGGACTCTAAACGGTGCTGACGAGCATACGGAGATAAAAAAATGGCTGAAGAAACCATTGAGCAACAACCACAAGTTGAACCGCTAGTTGAACCGATGAAGGGGAATATGTCTTTCACGGAAGAACAGCAAACCTATATAGATAATACCTTGATTCCAGAACGGTTGACCCGATTGCGTAAACAGATGGAAAAGTCTGTGGACGCTCAGGCTAATCAGGAAGAAAGGGAAGAATTAACCAAGTATCGCCAAGCCGAAGCAGAACGGTTATCAGCGGAAGAAGCCGAAAAACAGAAACAAGCTGAAGAACGGGGTGAGTTTCAGCGTATCCTTGAAGAAAAGGATACTGCTTACTCGAGAACCCTTGACGAACTGAACCAAGCCTTGGACACGGAACGCCGATCTTCGGAACGGATGTTTCTTTCTAATAGCTTGCAGTCGTCTTTGGCTCGGAGTAAAGGGGGGATATTGCCGAACATGATAAATATCGCCGCTACTCAACTGGAAGTGGGAACGCCGCTATTGCCAAATTCTGACGATTTATATCGTGCCACCGCAGTGAAGAATGAGGATTCGGGATATCGGGTTTCGCTTACCGATACGAATGGACATTCGGCACTCAACGATAAAGGTGAAGATCTGAGTTTGGATGAAGCTGTGGAACTGTTCTTGGACAGGCATCCCGCTTTTATCCCTGCCAACGTGAGAAACGGAGGCTCAGGATCACACAATTCCAGAATGACTCAAGCTGATTCCTTGCGCAAAGATTACGAAACAGCTATGGAAAAAGCGGGGAAATCTGGGCAACGGGCAGACCAGAATGAAATGATGCGGCTACGGCGAGAACTAAGCAAAATTGAAGGAGATACATCGTAATGGCATTTACAGGTAGAGCGACTTATTCTAATCCTACGGCAATAGCGGAAGATGTTTCTGATATTATCACTATGATTAGTCCTTTTGAAACTCCACTTTTGGATTATTTGGGTGATTCAGTTCGACCAGCAACAAACGTTCTACACGAATGGCTGGAAGAAAGCCTAGCACCTCCATCCATTATCAACTCCACCGCTATTACTTCCGATACGGCTAATACGACATTCCGTATCAATGGCACGGGCGATTCCATTCAAACTGGTGACTTGCTCAGGATCACGGGTAACAGTTCGTTGACCTATGAAGAAGTAATGCAAGTTACAGCTACAGCAACCAACTCCATTACCGTTCTCAGGGGCGTAGGCTCAGTCGGCCCGTCATCTTTGGCTCCGGGCGGGACGGTTGAACTTATCTCCAATGCTACCATTGAAGGTGCAGACGTCAGTGGTGACATTTCCCAAAACAGAACACGCAACTACAACTGGGTACAAATCTATCGTAAATCGGTAGAAGTTTCCGACACGGAACAAGCCGTAAGCCAGTTGGGTGATATCTCTAACGAATACGATCATCAACTTCGTAATCGTACCCGTGAGATTTTGCGTGATTTGGAAAAGAACCTTATCTTGGGTGTTGACGCTGGCAACAGTTTTGCTTCCGCTTCAACGTATCGTACCATGAAAGGTATCTGGAGATATATCACCACTAACCAGCAATCAGCCGCTACATTCAGTGAGTCCTTCCTTAATGCAGTTGTTATCAAATCCGCATGGGATAACGGCGCACAGGACTTGGATTTCATTGTAGCAGATGCCAACCTCAAACGTGAGATTGACAATCTGGCAGACAGCCGTATCAGGCAAACGATGGACGATGAAACTTACAAGAGCGAAATTACGCTTTATGAAAGTTCCTATGGTCGACAGCAGATATTGCCGCCGAACAGATGGATGCCGACTAACAGCCTGATGGTATTGGCTAGTGATCGCATCAACGTTCTACCGTTGGATGGTATGAGCTTCCAGCAGAAACCTCTCGCCACAACAGGACTTGCCACCAATGGCGTAGTCTTTGGTGAGTACACGGCTGAAGTTCGCAATGAATCAGGATTGGCAAGAGCCAACCTAACATAGAACCTCATAATCGAT